TTTCCCAATCAGCACCAGATGGGCCTTTACCACCTAGTCCACCAAAATCATCTGTTTTTTGAACATCCGATAATTTAAAGGGGGGATTAGTATCAAAACGAGTATTTGGTATGTCTGTTTTTTCTTTTGCATTTTTAATAGAAACTAAAAGTGGGTCTGCCTTTTTTACTTTTGGTAAAGGGTTGCCACCTTTATCAACTAATTTACCAGCTATGGCCATTGATACAAAATTCTTTTGATTTTCCCTCTTAAATATATCGTCTTTTTTTAATTGAGCTTCACTCAATAATGATTGAATCTTTTCTGCGTGATCGACACGATATGATTCTTGAACAGGTTTAACCTGACGGACAATATCTTTAAACTTAGACATCCAAATCTCCCATAAAAGTAATTTATTTACTATTTATAAGATGAGAAGTTACACCTTGAGTTTAGAAAACTTGTCGTATGACTTAGAACCAAAACTTGTATTATCGAACACTGGCCCATCATCTTGACCACTATTCACCAAGTCCTGTTGTGCATCCATCTCCACATCATATAATCTCATCTTTGCACGATCTATACCGATGACAAACCGTTTATTCATTGTTGGATCATTGTATCGGTTTTTCAACTGTTTTACATATATCTGATTGAGTTCTTCTAGTTCCTCTGTCGATATCAATGCAAACATCAAGTCAGCAGTTGCAGGCAGTCCGAAACTCTCTGAGGTATCCTCAAGTCCAACATCGGTTGATACAAAACCAGACCTTGTGGTTTGAGTCGCAGACATGATGGGAACATTAGTCTCAACCGCAAGTCCACGCAATTCTTCTGCAATCGCTTTGACATACATATACGAGTTCACGTTCTGAGCTCCCTTGAATCTACTGGACGCACAGATGTTCAGATAATCGATAAAGATAATATCTGGTCTGAATGACTTCTTGATTGCAAGTTCTTTTATCAATCCTCTAAAGTGTGAACTGTGAGCGGTTGCGGTTGGATACTCCTTGACGATAAATTTACCAGTTGTCTTTTTGGTTATCTTTGACATCTTATCTGTGAACATCTTCTTTGGTAGGTCTTGTAAATCTTCCATACTGACGTTCATCAGGTTCGCATCGATTCGTTCTGCGATTCGTTCCTCTGCCATTTCCAAAGTAATATACAATACATTCTTACCTTGAGACAAGCAGTTTGCAGCCACATGACACATAAACAACGATTTACCAACACCAGTTCCAGCAAGTGCAATGTTCAACGTCTTAGGGGGAAGTCCACCCTTAGTTATCTTATTAAAGAAGTCCAAGTCAAATGGTATGCGTTCCTCTATGCGATGGTAATAATCAAACCGAGCCTCTGCATCCTCTATGTAATCGTGACCAACAGAGTTGTCAAACGATACCGACAGTGCGTCAGTCAATATCTCTGGGATTGCATCAGGTGTTCGTTTCTTATCCTTACCGTCAATAATCTTGATACCATCAACGATTGCATTGTAGATTGCTTTGTCTTTACAAAACTTTTCGGTATGGTCTACCAACCAATCAAAGTCTACCTCGATTGGATTGAGTGTCTTGATGATATCGACTATCTTTTTGTGTTCTGTTTCGTTAAGGTCTTTTCTCTCACCAACCTCTATCTCAAGGCTAGTCTGTGTGGGAATTTTTTGATACTTGTCTACAAAGTTACTGATTTCCTCGAAGATGATTTGTTCTTCTCTCTCATCAAAATAATTACTCTTGATGAAGGGTAAAACCTTTCGGGCATAATCCTCGTTGCAGATTAAGTTAGTGAGGGCGGTTCTTTCAATCGTCTGATTCAAATTGTTCTCCTGTACCATATTTATCAATTACGTCTACTAGAATGTCGCCTAGTAAATCTCCAAATTCTTGTTTACCAAAATCTTCTCTCTTAAATCCAAATGGGTCAAGGATATCATACTCAAAAGAGAGTACAACTTCTTTATCAGGATTATCTTCTAACGTACCAAATGATACGTTTTTATATTCGTAGATAACACCATGATACTTTCCATTCTTAATACCGATGCCCTGCATATTACTTTTAGTATTATGCACAAACGCATACTTATCTTCAATCGACATAATGTAAATAACTCCCTACCATATATTTTGGTGTCTCCACCGCAAAGTTACCATAATGTAGCCAAGGCCACATCGGAGGAAATATCAAGACGTTACCTTTTTTACAAGGTGATAATGTTGGATAATTTTTAGTTGGTCTTTGTCTTAAAAAAACTGTCTGCCCCTTTTCATTGTTACTCAGGTATATGAACATAACCAAAAACCGACTGTTGTTATCTGTACCAGTAACGTCCACATGAGGGGGGAAGTTATCTTTTTCATTTGGTAGATATCTTTTCATGCGTACAGGTTCCAGTGTGTACTTTTCAGGCCACTGGTTTTCTATTTTAACGTCTTCCTTATATCTTTCAATCTGTTCTAATAGAACCTTTGACAAATAATCAGACTCGTATTGCCATAGTTTATCTTTTGCAAAATTGATTTGTGTAAAGATTCTTTGGTCATCAAAAACTTCGTGCTGGTCATCAAAGTCTTCAAACTTTTGTATCAGTGTGTCACACCATTGACTAGGTACAACATTTTCATAGATTCTTATGAAATTTTCCATACCTTTATTCTACACTCCTTGCAAGGTAAAGTCAATCGCAATTCGTTTTTTATCTACCAGAATATCAGCTGCACGATGTTCTATCTTTGAATCAAAAATTAAAAAGTCGGTTGGACGTACAGGATACACTTCACCACCATGTTCAAAACCACCACCCCAAGAGTCTTGCCAGTCGGAGTTGAGAATACCCAATACCTTTATGAAGTTCTTATGTCTTGGATCGTCATTATGATCTGTGTGTAGATTATCCTTTCTATATTTGTCTTTGATTGAAGCACCGCAGAACATAATGTTGGGAGTGATGATGTCTGATGCCATTTCATAAATCTGTATCATCAAACTCATTGCGATACCAGCAAGTCTCTGGTCTGGAGCTCCTTGTCCACCGATGATTTCTAACTTTGCGTGTTTCTCATCGAAGGGAGTATTCATGGGATACTTAAAATTCCATCGGTCACTCTGCTCTACTTGGTGTCGCACAAAGTCCAAGAACAATGGACTACAACAGTTCTCAACTATTCTCACCGCCATACTTGAACTCCTTACTTGCAACTTCATCTAACTGTTTCATAATCTCATCTGTAAAGTATTCTTCTGGATTGTTCAGTATTGTTTTACCAAACTGTTTACTTCCATCTGGTAACTCATAACGAGTCGATACCTTTTTGAAGATGTCATACTTCTCTGCGAGTTCTAGCAACCCATAGTATTTGTCCAGACCTTTATCGTAGGTCAATCGTACATCAACCATTCTATTTTCGATTGTTAGTCTTGACTTATGATTCTTACAGTGTACGATGTTTCCAACAACTTCGGTTCCATCTTTCTCTTTCTTCTTGGATAGATATATGATTGAAGAAGCTGCGTACTTCAATCCAGAACCGCCACCCATTTCTTTTGTTGGAAACATCGAACCAACGACATCATATGTATGGTTTGTAACAACCATCGGAATTTTTGCCTTACCAAGTTTCAAAGTCAGTACACGAAATGCAGCCTTGAGAACCTGAGCTCTTGTCATGTCTCTGGTTTCTTTACCGTCTGCGGTATCCTCGACTTCTTTGGTAGTCGATAACATACCAAGTGAGTCTAGACACAGAAACATCGGTTTACGATCTGCCTCGTTCTGTGCGAGATAGGTATCGAGAACTTTGATTGCTTGCGTTCTAAATTCTTGCACTGTGGTTACAGGAACAATCACCATTCGTTTTGGATCGATACCTCTGTCTATGACCATTTGTTTTGTGATTGCAGATTCAGACTCAAAATAAATTACACCAGCATCAGGGTTTGCATCGAGAAAGTTCTTAACGATTCCCATAAGAAAGTATGTCTTACCAGTTGCACTCTCGCCCGCAAGTGCTGTTATCTTGTTCGCTGGCAATCCACCATGTATAGAACCTGATAGTAGTGCGTTGAAAATATACGAGCCCGTATCAATAAAGTTCTCGACATCCCCTGCCTCTACACCGTCCTCAACAAGTGATGCGTATTCATTACCTGTTGACTTAATTATGTCTTTCAAAAAATCATTTGTCATATTTTACTCCATGAAGTTAGATATAATTTTAACATTTTTTATGTTATCACACATATTATCATTTTTCAACTCTTTAATATGTTTAGTTATTTTTTCATCTGATACTATTGATTTTACATATTTCATGTCCTTTATTGTTCTCTTATCAGTTCTTAGTTTATCCCACCAATTATTTCTGATTTTAGCTCTTTCATCTAGTATGGTTTTATCGGTTTTTAAATAGAACATTTTAAATTCAAAGTTGTCTATCAACCAGTAAAGTAAATCTTTATTAAAATATATACGAGATGCAGTTTCACATAAAATGTTTTGGTTTTTTGGATACTCTTGAATAATTAGTTTTTTAAAATTGTCGTTTAATATTTTTTTAGAACCTCTTTGATCACCATCTAAGCCCGGCGATACCACTTTTTTAAAATATGTTCCACCAACCACTAAGAGTTTATCAAATTTTGTACAACGAATTGTATCTACAGGTCTATAATGATCATTAGATAACTTATCTTCGATAATATTTTTTACTATAGTACTTTTACCAGCACAAGGATTTCCTGCTATCCATATTACCATTATATAAATTTTTCCAACGTACTAATCTGTGATGATTGGTATGCTTTTTTCCACTGAACATAGGCTCCTAATTTTGGAATACCTTTCCAAGGCCCAGATTTTACTTTATTTTCTTTAAGTCTTACAAATTGTGGAAATTTTTCGTGTAAATCTCTACAAGATTGGTTGTGATATTCCAATGTTCTATAATCTGAACAGCCACCTTCTGCATAACTAGTGCCTGGGTTTATAACATAATTATACCAAACTTTATTTGAGTAACCTTTCGTTAAAAGTTGCAGATTGACATAAAAATCCTCTGCACCACAGCAACCATCCCAATCTATTTCACTCCAGATTTCTCCAAGTTTTTTATTATATACCTTATTACCGCATATCCTTGAATTTTCAATATATGGACATTTGCCCCAAGGAATTACCCAAGTTGTCCCTAACGCACTATGCATCAATCCATTAGACAAATCTTGATTTATTAACTCCAATAACTTATAAAAATTATCCTCATCAAGAGGGTATTTTTTACCACTACCAGTATTTTCTTTATTCCAGTTTTCTACGTTGTGGTGAAAAGTTAAATCATCGTCCAACATCCAAAAATGTTTTTTACGATTAACCGCCCATTCGTATGTTGCTTGTTTGATAGTTTTTGCATAACCAATATTGTCACCATCAAGAACAAATATATTTTTATGGACTTTTAAAGCTTCTTCTTTCTCTTGTGGTTGAACAACAAGTGTTACATTATCTCTATACGATTCTGGTATACTGTTGAGTGTTATTTGCCTATCTAATCTTTTGAACGTGCATATCACTATATCAATCATTATAAATTGTCCTTTTACTTTTCCATCCTAATTTATTTATGGCGATGACATCAGCAACACTTTTGAATATCTCAACATCGTCACCATCTTTCAGTGGAACATCAATACCAAAATGAGATGTAACATCTTCTACCTTATGCTCTGTCCCTGTACCTACCTCATAAACATTGTCGAGATTAAATAAATATTGCTTAAAGTTAATGAACATTTTGATGCAGTCCACAACATCGTCAATATGAACAAAATCTCTTATATGATTTGTTTTGTATTTAATAGTCCCATTTTTTATTCGGCCAATTAAACTTATATCCGATGCACCATCTCCAAATATAGTTTCAAATCTCAATCCGATTTGACCTGAGTGTGCAAGTTCTTCTAAAACTTTTTTAGTAGTTCCATACGGAGAACGCCAATATTCTTTAGCTGCAGCCGATGATGCGTATACCATAGGAATACCTTTACACATATTAAAAATCTTCTTAGAATATTGGACGTTTTGCTCCCAATATTTCATAGGTTCGTTAATCGAATCTCTAGGTGATGTTAAACCAGCTAAATGAACAACAAAATCTACATTAGGTTCTAGATTAAAATGTTTTATGTCCTTACCTATGCTTGTATCCCATTCTACAATGTCATGTCCTTTTAAAGATTTAATTAAATGGGAACCTATAAATCCTCTAGAACCTGTAATTACAATTTTCATAAAAAATCCTCAAGACTTCCACTTTCTTTTTGTGCATACTTACCGATTAACTTCTCACCCTTACCGAAAACTCCGATAGAGCTTAACCTCCGATCCGTATATGCAACGCAAGTAAATCGTTGACCATTTCCACTGATAGGCGTGACGCCGTGAACACAATTTGAGTCAGCAACAAGCACACTGTTATCAGGGGCATCTATCGCAATACCGAATTGAGGAAACGCCAAGATCCCTCCAGAATAATCTCCATCACGAAATAAACACATGGTTGTAAGTCCAGCATCAGTATCCCCACTATCTACATGAGCAGACATCTGTTTAGTTTGTCCAATGTGATATCGGTTTGCAGATAGGGTAGTAAAAATTCCAATCCTGTGTTCTGGTTTTATGAAACTTTCTGAAAATGCTTTCTGACGTTTGTAGATCTCAGGATTAGCTTTTTCAAACGCATTTTCATTGTAGAGTGCGAGGTCTTTTAATATTTCAAACTTTTCTGGGTTGTCTTTTGTCCAACCACTAGAATCAATCGCACCAGTGAAACGCCCACGTTTGTACCCGATCATGACAGAGTTTATTTCATTGGAGTATGCAATCATTCCCCAGCCACCTTTACTAGTGCGAATATGATAACTGTTTGGAGTTCTTAGTTTGTAATCATGGCCCTCGATCAAACCTCTATCTTCCATTTCTTTTTTGACGATGGGCCCACTACAATTTGCTCTCATTGTAGAAGTATCCTCTATTGACATAAGAACATCACGCACTCGATTATTTGGATATGCGTCTGTGATGATATATGCAAGAGGTATATCTCCCTCTAATGTTGCAACAGGTTTTAGAATTGCTGTATCCTCTGTCACCGTTATTACTTCAGTGTATGCAGACTCATCGAGAAACTTTCCATTCCATTTCTTGAAAGTTTCTTTTTCTCCTAAATCAATTTTAGCTGTTATTTTTTTCATGATACGGTTTTAATACTTGACTATAGATATTGTCCACTAAATGTTTCATACAAAGTGGTGCGACCATCAGTCCTACCCTTGCAAGATTTTGATCAAGTGTTCCTGTAAATTTATAATCGTCTGGTAGAGTCATCAATCGTGCAGCTTCTTTTGTTGTGTACACTCTATCCTCGCATGGATGTAAATGCACCGCCAAAGAGGTCATTAACCCTTGCTCACTTAGAGTATGCGAGGATTGATCCCAACCCACTCTACGAGATTGATAAAAAGAATGTTTCTTTTCTGGAACACTCTTTCCCCATTTACTTCGATGTGCGATCACTTTATCATACCATGGCCCTACCACATCGTCACCAACACTTACATAGGTTTCGGGGTTCTTTGGTAGTCGCTTCAACCATTTGTATTTCGCACCCTTCTTCATGGACGCACAAAGTTCATCTGATTGTTTTTGATTATCAGGATCATCTTGAATGTCCTCGATTGCATCTCTTATGGTTGGTGATACCTCTGTCTCTGGTTCTGGATATAAACCACTCATGCACATAAACGGCATACCGATATCGTCCAGCACATCATTTCGCACTGACAAGATAAATACCCTTTCACGTTTCTGTGGAACACCATAATGATTACCCTTGAGAACTTTCCATACCGTTGTATAACCATTAGCCTCAAAGTCATTGACCATTCGATTCAGATGATCCCTTGCATAGTCCATAGTCAAACCTTTTACGTTTTCACACACAATCA